ACTTAATTATCCTACTTATACCACCTTGACCCTCGATGCCGGTGGTGCGGCAACTGACATCGGTGATGGTATAGTAGGATTGCCCTGTGCGGGTAATCCATTCATAGAGGGACAGGTTATAAGAATAGAAGGCACAACCAACTATGACGGTGAGCAAACTTTAACATCCGGTGCGACCGCAAGTGAATTGCAATTTACGGATAGTTTCGTAACGGAGAGTTTTGACGGCACTGAAACGGTAGTTCAATATATAAGTTTGTCGGCCAGTGCAAACAGGATGGATCAGGATGATAATAATATCAGGTATTTTGGCCACAATATTATTTCCAGTAATTGCATAACAAAAGTTTCGCAAGATGGCATGACGATTGATACTTCCTTTTTTACACCGGGTACGGCCTTTGCGGGCACTACCTGTCTGGGAATTAAGGTATCGACAAATAGTGAGTATCTTTACGCCTATACCGATGGAAGGCAATTATATAAATTTGATTTATCAGATGGCAGTGAAGTTTGGATGGTCAGCACGGGAACTTCACCCGGTTACGATATAGACATAGACGAAAGTGATAATGTTTATGTATGCAAGCAGGGAACTTCATACACGCTTTCTAAATTTGCCGCCGCCGATGGCACTGAAACGGACATGACGGATATGGGAGGAGCTACGGGCACCGAAGGAGGTTTTGACGTTCATGTTGATAACGATATGGATGTCGTATTGGTCGGAGGTTACGACTATAAAATTGGCAATGATACAGGCCTCTATAATTTGGCCATAAGGACTTTGGATAACTCCGACGGGGCACAAACAGCGCTTGGCGGAACTTATGAAGCCGCCCCCCTCTGGATGACTTATACAATTGGCACACAATGTATAAAGACCTACGGTAGCTATATTTATGTTCTATGCAATGATATTGTCTATAAACTTGATTCAGAATTAAATACCATAGCGCAAGTTAATGCCCCTACTTATAACAGTGGTCTTTTCATTGATTTACGGGGAAATATCGTAGTAATCAATCAGCGCGGAACCCAGAACGATGTATTTTGGTTTTATGACACTGGTTTGAACTATTTGACTAAAATCGACGGTTTTTATACCACAATGTTAAATACCTGGAATAATTATACATGGATGAAAGGAAATGTGGTATTCGATGGTGCGCTCGAAATACCCGGCACGCCAGCCGTTCCCGCCGTGGAGGCTTTTAGTAACGGTCTTGCAGATGTGCCACCGGCGAGATTACTTTCATTCGATTATCCTAAGGAAGATTCTTACGTCATCGAAGCCGGGGCAGGATATATGCGATTTTATAAGGATGTGCCATGAGATACTTACTGATTCTACTCTTATCGTGTTCGAGCGCCTTTGGGCTTGGCGCCCGGATTATGCAGGATGGCAGTCCTTACGCCATCGGAACGCCGTACCGTGCTGAAGATTTGTTTGAAATTCAATACGTTCAGTCCGGGGACGTTATGTACCTCGTACACAACGAATACGCGCCGCGCAAACTATCGCGATATGGCGATACAAACTGGACAATGGAGGCCCTGGACTTTACGGGCGGGCCTTTCTTGACGGAGAACATCACTGAAACGAGCACTATCGAGCCATCGGCCAAGACAGGGACTATTACACTGACCGCGACTGCGGATACCTTCGAGGCCGGTCACGTTGGGGCGCTCTGGCGGATAAATCATCTTGTGGACTCCAATAGTATCAATGGAGAGTTCACCAGTGCAACAAGCTCAACTACGTTAGAGGTTCAGAACGGCAGGATATTCGATTTGACTACGGAAAATGTCTGGGATGGCTCGATAAAACTCGAACGCTCTTATGACGGTACGAATTGGCGCGATGCGTCCCGACTATTCAAGATAAACACTATAAATGACGGTAACATCCAATATACGGACCAAGAGACCATAGCAAACGCTACTTACAAGGTTACTGCAACGGCTTACGTTACCGGCACGATAGGATACACTTTGAGCGCCCGGAGCGGGGTTTTCGGAGGGATAGTAGAGATAGCTACCGTAGGGGATGCCCGGCACGCCACGGCCACGGTAGAGACGGATTTCGACCTTGTAAATACCGCGGCGACTTTTAGATGGTCGGAAGGTGCGTGGTGTACGAAAAACGGCTTCCCCGGCTCTATCGCCTTTTTCGAGGAGAGACTTGTCTTCGGAGGTAGTAAATTACAGCCCGATACTATATGGGCCTCCCAAACGGACGATTGGTCAGATTTCTATTTTGACGGTCTGGCTACCGGCGCAATCAGTTTCACTATGGCGTCCGACCAGGTAAATCAAATCCAATGGCTGGTAGGGCATACCTCGATACTGATAGGAACGAGCGGGGCCGAATGGAAGTTAAGGGGCAAGGATGGGCCTTTGACCTTCGATAATTTCGATATGACCCGTCAATCAACCAATGGCAGCGCAAAAGTCCAGCCGGTAGTCGTTAATAGCAATATCATATACGCCCAGAGGAACGCCGAGACTATTTATCAGCAGCAGTTCGCATTCGAGCGGGACAACTGGCTCAGTATAGATATGAGCCTGATTGCGGAGCATATAACCGATGGCGGCATTACGGAGATGGCATATCAGAGGACGCCGAGGAACATCCTGTGGCTGGTCAGGTCGGATGGAACGCTGCTCGGAGTTACCTTGGAGGAATCCCAGCAAGTCGTTGGCTGGTACAGATATACCTTTGACGGCGATTGCGAGAGCGTGGCAGTTATTCCAGGAACGGGCGAGGACCAGGTCTGGGTAATTATCAAGAGGACGATTGACGGTGAGGTAACGAGATACGTAGAGCAATTTCAACCGGTCGAATATGACAATCAGGAGGACGGCTTTTTTGTGGATTCCGGCCTGACCTTCACCGGCGATGGGCCATTTACTGTTACCAGTATAACCCAGACCGACCCTGCGCTCGTAACGGCCACAGACCATACGTTCTCAGACGGGGACCAGATAAGATTCTCAAGCGTAGGCGGAATGACTGAAGTCAATTACGTTGTTTTTACGGTAGGGCCGGTTACGGGAAGTACATTTGAATTGAGGGACTCTACTGATGATGTTGATGTTAATTCGGTTGATTTTACGGAATATACATCCGGCGGGGCCGTCGAGCAGGTCGAAAACAATTTCACAACTATTACTCATTTAGAGGGGGAAACAATAGTTACAAGCGGCGACGGCGGCTATGCCGGTGCCTATACGGTATCTTCCGGGACGATAACTCTTGATGATTTTTATAACAAAGTTCACGCAGGCCTTTCTTATACGGCAAAGTTAAAACCTATGAACCTTGAGTTTGCAACTACCGGCGGGGCGCTTCAGGGTCTGACAAAGAGAATCAATGCAACAAATATCAGGTTCGACAGGACTTTGAGTTGCTCGGTAGGCCCGACATTTGATAAATTCGATACATACGTATTCAGAACTATGGCCGACCCGTTAGAATCAGCCCCACCGTTATTCAGTGGTGATAAGAGAATGCTCTTTGACGGGCCTTTTGACAGGGAGGGTGCGCTCTGTATTCAGGACAACTTGCCGTTACCTTTAACGATAATAGCGATTATAGCGGAATATGAGGTAGGAAGAAATTGACTGAAATAGAATTAAAAAAAGATTTCATTGAGCAAATGTTCGAGCTTGACGAGGCCCTTGCCCAAGTTGACGGCGCAAAGTTCGGAGACGATGCCGCTCCGCTAACACATACCTTCGGCGACGGCATTTACATTCGCCAGATTACAATGCCAAAGGGCATGCTCGTAACGAGCAAACTGCATAAGACGACACATCCATATTTTGTGTTGAAAGGTGATGTTTCTGTAGAAACTGAAACGGGAACGGTTCGGATTAAAGCGCCTTATTGGGGTATTACGAAGGCGGGAACAAAAAGGATTTTGTATATTCACGAAGAAACTATTTGGGTGACGGTACATGCAACTAAAGAAACAGATTTGAAAAAAATAGAGAAAGAAATAATCGCCGACAATTACAACGACCTATTGGAGCATGTGAATAAAAGAAAGGAACTATTATGTCATTTGCCTCAATAGCATTTGTTGGCGCAATCGGACTCACTGCATATGGTGGGTATCAGGAGCGCAAGGGCATTGGGATTGAAGGTGAGGCGACCGAAGCTGTTCATAGATTCAATGCTGCTCAATCAAGATTGGAAGCCAAAAGAGTTCGTAAGATCGGCGCTGAAAAGGAATTTCAAATACGCACCGACCTGCGAGAACGTTTAGCTCGAAACAGGGTAGCGACTGCGGCGGCGGGAGTAATGGCGTTGGGTTCGCCTCTGGACGCCGAACTCTTAAATGTCAGATACGCAGCGCGCGATATTGCTATTCTGGAAGAAACTGTAATGATGGAATCAATGAAATTAGAAACATTAGCTGATTTCCAACTTCGCCAGGCTGAACTTACGAAAAAAGCCACGAAAGCAAAGAAGAAGGGCAGTACATTTGGCACTATTGGAAAAATATTAAGTATATTTTAAGAATCTTTTATGCCGACATTAGAGGTTCCAAAACAACAAGTTCAACCGAAGGTTACGCCAGGTTTGCAATTACCACCGGGCGCCTTCGGCGCTGAGGGTCGGGCATTGCAACAACTTGGCAAATCTATGCAATATGCTGCGCATGAACTTTCCGAACTTCGCAAGAGAATCCTCAAAGCTGAGGAGCAAGACCAATATGATGACGGTTGGTTAGAGCACAAAAGGTCTGTCGCTGAACGAAATTCCGAGTTGGGTAAGAATAGGGAAGCTACTCGTGAAGAATTTGATAAAAATTATGATGAAGACCACGCGAAAATTTTAGAAAAAATAAAATCGCCGGAAGCCTATAAAAGGCTGAAACGCGATTTTGCCCTGGAAGGACTATCGGAAGGTACAAAATATGAGGTTGCTCTTCGCCGATACCGCGTTGCCGAGGCAAGGTTAAAGACACCCATTTTTATCAATCAATTTGCTCAGGATTTTGCCAATGACGATACACCAGAAGGACAAGCAGATACAATCGGGCGTGTGAAGGAGAAACTTAGCAACGATGTAATATCCGGTGTGCAAAGTGAGGCTGAGGCTCAGGACATCTTCCGAAGATTTACCATGATGGCCGTGAGGGAGCACGCCGAAAATGACCCGAAAAGAACTGCAGAAGCAGTAAAAAGCAGGGCATCATTAAAAGAGCTTGGCCTTACCGATGAGATGATTGCATCTTTGAGTGCGGAGGACTTGGATGAGCTACAAAGAGACGCCAAGAGTGAGATTGAAGGTCGAAAAGCGGAGATAGCCGCTGCGGATAAAGTTGCAGTTGAGGAGGCGGATAATGAATATTATGGTCTCTTTAATGAGGGGGATTTTTCCGCATCAACACGTCAAAAACTTAAAAATGATCCAAGATATGATAAATTCGAGAAAGAACGAACGGCGATGCTTAAGCGGCGTTCAGATATGATAAAGTCAATAAATGACGAAGCGGGGAAAATAGCAACATCTCTTGAAAAATCCACGGCAAGGAATAACTTCAAGAATTTGGTAGATAGAGGTAGGTTCGAGGAAGCAGATAAATATTATACACAAAATGCAGGTATATTTGATTTTCCTGAACTCAAGGAAATGAGTGATTATCTTAGAAGGGCGAAAACAGGACCAACGAATCCCCTTCTCACAGATTTTATAAACGCATCAGAAGACTTAACAGCAACAAGGGTAAAAATAGCCGAAGGGGACGAAGAAAAACAAAATGAAGAACGAATAAATGGTATTGCTCGTAACGCAAATCTTCGCAAGTTATTTGCCGACCCGAAGAAAACAAATAAACAAAAATTTGAAGAAGCAAACGTAATGATTACAGGTGCTCAAGAAGCGGCGGCTAAGGAAATAACTTTGCATTGGCTTGGAAGATGGTTGAGGCCGAAAGAAACTACACCATTCTGGAGGCATATTGGTACGACTGAAGAAACGGCTCTTGCCAGGAAGAAAGCAAAGGCCGGAATTAAAGAAGAAATTACTGGAAAAAGTATAAAGTTGCAGCGCGCTCCCGACATTCGACTTGATGATTATTGGAAGGATTTAACTGATAAGCAAAAACGGGACATTTGGGTCCAATTCGATAAAAATCCAGAAAGTATCAACAGAATAATAGAGATGATACGAAATGCCACAAAGTCTTAAAGAATTAGATTTTAGCGTAATTGAGAAAAAACCTGCCCTCGGCGAGCTGGATTTCTCTGCACTCGAACAGCCCGACTTCGGAATGGCAGCGATTCCTAAAAAGGAACTGCCCGGCGTCTGGGAATACGATAAACAATTGGATGATTTGTTTTCCGGTGAGACGGAACTTGAAGATATGCTACCTTTGGACGTCAGGTATGACTTCGGTCGGATAATCGGGATGACCGAAAGGCCGGATGAGGCAAGGGCAAAGATGGTCAATAGTCTTTATTATACAGTTCAATTAGGTATCCCGCCTGAAACTGCCTTCAATATGACCAATGAGCTTAATAAGATATGGTTTGGTGAAAAGAAACTTCCACTTCAGCCTGGGAAATTGTTTGCCCAGTCTTTCATTCAAAGTATGGCTGACAAACCGGCAATGATGTTGAAAGGTTTGGAAGTTTACACGCCCGGCACCGGCAAAGTTGATATGTTATTAGAGAAATCCGCCACTTTCCTGCAATCATTAAAAGACCCCAAAACAGCCGAGAAACTTCAACAGGCAAGGGCCGGAAAATTATGGCCAGTTTCTAAGTATGCTAAGTGGCATCAAGTTCAAGCAAAGTATTTGCCAGAGGTCATAAATGCTTGGGCGACTAATATCGGAGACCAGATACCTATTATGCTCATAACATGGGCTGGTAGGTTGATGGGTAAAGCGGTCGGTGAACCAGTTGGAACTGCAACTGCCGCCGCCTGGGCTACTGCTACAGGAGGATTAGATCCCACAGATGTCGCAACGGCTCCATTGGTCAAGACTATCACAAGTGAAATAATCAAACACTTGGGTGGAGCTGCGCCGCTTGTGGCAATGGAAGCCGGCTTTTTCATGGACGAAGCGGAAACCTTGAAAATCGACAAGGACATATCCGAAAAGTATGCCAAAATGTATGGTCTTGGCTCCGGTGCTATTGAATATGCCCAATGGTTGTGGGTTTTAGGACGTTACAAAGCAATTACTAAACCTGCTCAAAAAACCATTATGCGCCAAGTATTAACGCATATCGGCGGTAGTGCAGTTGAGGGTATGGAAGAAATCTCGCAGGAAGGACTTCAAAATTGGCTGTTACAAAAGGCCGTGGCTGATATGAAGGAACGACATCTTGAATATGAAGGTGTAGCTCCTAAGACTTGGGAAGGCTGGAAAAGAAGTGGAGCCATCGGTGCGGGAGTTTCTTTTATAACCGCTATGCCCGGAACTGGACTTACAATGGCGCAGGGACGAACGGCAAGAAGGAATATCGTAAAGCCGGAAACGAAAATGCCCGAAGTCGTTGAGGTTAAAGCACCCCCCACAGAGGCCGAGAAGGCCCCCAGTGAGGCCGCTGAGGCAATAACTACCAAGATTGATAGATTACAGGCAGAGATTGATATATTCGTTGAAAAAGGCCAAAAACCGCCTGCTGAGCTTATTTCTGAAATCAATGCTGCCAAAAAAGAATTGAGACAAAAACCATTAGAAATAACTGGCATAAGAGCAAAAGTTTTAGGAAAGGCCGAAATAGCCCCCACAGCCAAGCCAGAGGCAGATGTCCGAGACGAAATGAAGGACTTTTTCGCTGGTTTATATCGGGACAAGTACCAAATCACTCCACCGAAGATAACCAAAGGCAAGGATGGTATTTGGATAAGAACTCCTGATGCACCAACAAAGGGCGGCATATTTATCGAAGCTGAAGATTGGCAGAAAAATAAACAATTCTACGAAACGTATTTAGAGGATGCGGATGAAAGAGTAATTAAGGCAGCCAAGCCAGAGGCGGTAGGAGTAGCACCAGAAGTCAAGGCAGAGCCAGCTATAGTAGAGAAGAAAACTCTTGCTGAAATAAAAAAAGAAACTCCAGAGGAACGCAAGTATTTTACTGATTTATTGTTAGATGAACGAGAACGCATATTTAACGAAGCTAAGGGGTATATTGACCAATTTGGCCCTGATGTTTTAGTTCAAGATTTTCAACCCAGAATTAACGAAATTGACAAAGATTTGAGGCGGCGAGGATATAATCCCGCAATTTTGCCAAAATTAGGGCCGGAACTTAAAAAAGCAATTGCCGAAGGATGGGTTCCAGTTAAAGCTAAAGAGAAACTCAAGGCAGAGCCAGTTAAAGTAGAGAAACCGAAGGAATCCACAAAGCCAGGAGTAAGTCTTTTAGGTGGTGTTCCGGTCGAAGCGCCTGGTCTTACAAGAGACGAAATTCAACATCTCGGAAAGAGGGAGCAGGAAGCCTTACGCGCCGCCCAGAGACGAGGTCTGAAAGTCGGCTACAAGCAGGGCGCAGCCGAGACCATTGCTGATGCAAGGAGAAGTCTTGACGCTTTCAGAATAAAGGAAGCCATAAGCCAAAAGGGAAAAATGGACGTGGCGAGTGTTGTTCTTACCTACGTTCCCAAGGAAAAGCAGGGCGATTACATTAGGAGAATTCTTCAAGCCAAGACCCAAAAGAGAATCGAAAGATTGACCGAGGCCATAGACAAGTATCTCGACAAATACGAGAAGCGCCAAGCCGTGAGAGGATTTAAGGATTTTGTTAAAGGGATAAAGAAAAAGTATAGGCGTGGCGAAGTTGCTTTAGGTCAACTGCCGAGTAAGTTAAGAGAGAGTTTGATTGAAGTCCTTGACAAGTTCGACCTTGCGAAAATCAGCGAGAAGAAAGAGGAGACTTTTGAGAGCAGACTTAAATTTGTAACAAGAATATCAGGGGAATTAGCTAACGGTTTTGAGGGACTTAACACTGAATTTGACAAGGACGCCACCGACCTTCTTATGATGGGCAAGGCGAGAATAGAAGAATTGAGGCGTTTAGGTCAAACTTATATAGGCGATCTTGATGTAGATAATATAAAGTATATCCAGGCGTCTTTGGAGCATCTCTTAAAAATCAATGATTTAAAAGGCAAGTCCAAAGAGCGCCGCAGAATGGAGAATCTGCGCACTGATATAAACAACGCCCGTCAGGAAGTCAAGCCTGCTAAAGAAAAAGTTACCGAATGGACAGGATTGCTCGGCGCGTTTCGGTGGATTGAGGTAGAGGGACAATCTCAGATGAGGTCTCTTGTCGGTCTGGTCACCGGCAAGAATTACGATGCTACTATGAAGATTCTCGTCCACGAGCCTAATAAGACAAATATCGACCGCAAGGGAAAATATAAAGATTTCATAATGCACTTTAGAAAGTTGGCGGACAAAGCCAATTTGAAATGGAAGGATGTAAAAAAGTTCAACGAACGGATTAAGATTAAATTAGGCGGCAAGGAGATAGAGACCGATTATGCAAGTTTATTAAGTATATTAGCGCACATCGAAGCCGAAGGCAATCTGCGACAATTATTGAAAACGAAGGGACTAAATATAACGGTCTATGCTCGTGATGAGCATGGTTTTATCACTAAGAAGAATATCTATCGAGTTGGTACGCCCACTTTGGCGGAACTACGGGCGATAATGGAACTCGTACCGGAAGCACACAAAAAACTTTTGAATGTCTATTTCAAAACGAACTGGGAAAAACAAGCTCCTGCCATAAATGAAATGTCGATGAAGCATGTAAATTACGACCTTGCCGTAAAAAAGAAATATTTCCATATTAACCGCGAAATAGAGAGGGCGGTAGAAGGCAAGAAAGCAGATATATCCGTTTCCATTGACCAGCAAAGTCGAGGATTGCCCCGAACTGGTGGCACTGCCAGAATCAATATAGTATCATTCCCGCTTGAAGTCATGGAAACTATGCAGTGGAGCGCCGCTTATGCCACTATGACAGAGGCAATGGAGAATGCCCGAACATTGGTAGCCAATCCCAAGTGGCGCGAGGCAATGAAACAGGCCGGTAATCAAAGGGCGCTGAAAGAAATAACTACTCTGTTGCGCCGCGCCCAGGGGTTGATTACAGACCAATCAGTTCTCGAAGCGATGGCAGGAAAACATTTACGTCAGATTGGAAAAAGTATTCTCAGTCTCAGATTTAGTGGCGGCTTTGTTCAAACGGCAAGTATGCCCGCGGCAGTAGAATTTATCGGCAAGAAATATTTATTTAACACGGATTTTTCTACGCCTGCCTTAATTAAGCATTTGAAAAATATCGACCCTGTTTTATGGTTGAGATGGGAAGGAAAGCAATTTGATTATGCGCTTGGCATGGTAGGAGCGCAGAATGCTTTTGAGAAATTATTATTTGACCATACACCGCTCACAGATAAATTTTTAGGGCAGTATACAATAGGTGATGAGATAGCTATTGGTAAATTATTTATGGGGGCTGAAAGACATATAGAAGATACAACAAAATTGAAAAAAGTACGAACGGAAAAAGGAAATACTGAATTTGAAAAAGCAACTTTGGATTTATTGCACGAGGCAATGACCACGCAGCCACAGTGGGATATGCTTCATCGAACACCTATAACGTCCGACCCAAGCATGTTTATACGGCCTTTTACTATGTTCAGGTCGGCGATAATTGCTCAACGTAACGTTTTAGTCCGAGCAGTGGATGATTATTTCTTTAAGGGTAGAATAACTTTAGAACAATTTGCTGAGCGGTTTACTGGTGTGGGAATGTCAGTTGTTCTTGTGACTGTTTCGAGGCATCTATTTAAGACGTTAGTGTTTGCAGGAGCAACAACCGCCCTTGTGGCTATGGGTTTAAGAGAACCGCCGGACGAGGAAGAGATAAAAGAGGAAGCCACTAAACTTGTCAAGAAAATCGGCATCCAATCGGTCTTTACTTTTGTCGGACTTGACATCATAGGCTCCTTATTTGCCAGTATGGGTTATAAGACATTGCAGGTAAGGAAATACGGTTGGGGGATGGGCGATTATGGTGATATACGAACAGGGAATATAATTGCTGATGTAACTTTAGACATTATGCAAACAGGCGTAGATTTTGCTTTATTTACAGAACAACTAATTAGTGGCGAAAAATATAAAAGCGGAAAGAATAGGGGTCGTTACAAGTGGGAAATAACCGGACTAAGATTGATTGATGAAATTGCAGCATTATTTGCGTATAGATATGGCTTGCCTTACGAAGGTCCGAAGTCGGATATAATCTGGCCGGTAAAAAAAGCATTGCCAGAAAAACCAAAAACCTTAGCAAGAAGAAAGGAAGTAAGATATGAACCTTAAAAAAACAATTCTAATGAGTCTATTCTTGGTTGGTATATGCTGGGCTACCGTCACTGACAATTACGTTCCTGCTCACTTTACTGGCAATGGCAGTACGGTGGACTTTGACTTTCCGTGGCCTATTGTGGCCACCTCTGACGTAGTGGTAATAATCAGAACGATAGCAACGGGAGCCGAGGACGTCTTAACGGAGACGACAGATTATTCCATAAGCGCCGTCAATAACGATTATAGCTCCGGCGGGACGGTAACGACTGTAGCTACCTATACGTCAACTTCGCAGATTAGTATTCTTCGAGATACGCCCCCAACACAAAATACCGGACTGGTCGTATCGGGTTCAAACGTATTGAGAGAGGATTCCCTTGAGGACGCCTATGATAAGTTGACTTTGCTCGTCCAGCAGTTGCTTGAAGAAAACGCTCGGCAGATTACGATACCCAGAAGCGATGTTGATATTACAGTCGAACTGGATGATTCTGTATCTCGCGCCGATATGATTTTAGGCTTTGATAGCGACGGACACGTAACCGCTCTAACCAGTATCCCGGAAGGAAGTATTTCGGTAACGGCCTATATGACAACGGTTAATGCCGCCGCCGATGCGGATGCCGCCAAAGTCCTTCTGGAAATTCCAACGATAGATGCCTTTGCAGAGACCTACCTCGATGATACGACTGCTGCTTTAACCCGTACAACTTTAGGTGCAGTGGGTTTGACGGGTGATGAGACCATTGCGGGTACAAAGACATTTTCGAGCGCTGTCATATTCTCCGTCGCCTCAACGCTTGCTGACAGTTCGCAACTTGCCTCCAGCGCAGCGCCTACGGCGGATGCGGACATATCCAATAAGAAATATTGCGATGACCAGCACTTACCTTATGCCCGGATGTACTGCACGGCCGCGCAAAATAACCTTTCAGACACCACTTGGACAACCATTACATTGGACACGGATACATTTGATTCCGGTACTATCACCGACCTGGCCAATTACAAGATTACCCCTGCCGTAGCGGGTCAGTATTTGGTCTGTGGCCAGATTACATATACCAACACGATTGCGAACAAGACTTACTATGCACAGATTTATTTCAATGCGACTTCTGCCAAAGCGATTGCTTCGTCCCATACCGGCGATGCGACCACAGATATTACCGTTTCGGTGTGTGATGTAATTGTATTTGACGCAGACGACTATATTCAACTCAGAGGTCAGGTAAACGCGGGAGTCGATACCGTTGATATAAACGTAGGTTCGACAGACACTTATTTAGTATTGTATAGATTATAAGAGGAAAATAAATGGCGAAAGACGACCAAAATTATTGTCAGATGCACAGTGGAATCATAGAACGGCTCGATTCTCTCGATGACGACAGAAAGGAGCAATGGTTAGCTATTGATAAATTAAGAAACAGACCGCCAGTATGGGCTACTGTTGTATTGGCTTTACTTACAGGTCTTTTGGGTGCCTCGGCTACTTATGCCAGTCTTGCGGTGAAGATTGCTCAAATGAGCGGGAGATAATATGAGATTTTGGCCCAAAAAAAGGTTGACACTTCGAGAACAGCGTGCTAATATACGAAATGCTATGAAGAAAGCGCTGGCAGATAATGATATGGTCGAATATCATCGTCTGAACAAGCATTTGCAATGGTTAAATGGGAAAATTAGGAAGGGGAAGAAATGACTGGCTATATTGGTCCAAATTGGTTACAATGGATTTTGGCTATCCCTCACTTAATAATCAGTTTCATTAAAGAGTTATGGAGCAAAGATGAATAAATTAGCAGCGGACATCAAGAATTGGCGGACGACTATCGTCGGTTTTTTCACAGGTCTGATTATTTGCGCAACACAGATGATAGCGATTCTGGATTCAGACTCTGAGACTGTTTTTGACCTTAATATTTTGCTTGCTGGCTTGGCTATAATGGGTTTAGGTGTATTTGCCAAAGATGGCGATAAAACCAGCGAAGACGTTGGTATAAAGTAACTTTTTTTAAGGAGCAAATTATGAAAAAATTAGTTGTGTCATTGTTAGTGGTATTGTGTCTATGTCTGCCCGCCCAGGCTAATATTTACAGCTGGATTTGGGGCGACAGCGATGCGGTCGGAGCGAGGTTAGGTACTGACCTCGCGGAAAATATCGAAGTGGGTGTTTCGGCCCTCTGGTTCCCAGACCAGGAAGCGCCGGAAATTTGGGGAATGTACGGTATTTATCACTTACCGGAAATTGTGCAATTCCCCAACCCGATTATCCTGGAGTTCTTGCCGGAGACTATAAAAGGCAAGCCGTATTTTGGCGGAAAGCTCGACATTGACTTTGAGATTGATAAGGCAAGGGTCTCAATAATTGCCGGTATTGTATTCGAGGATATTCTTTTCATTGAGTACAATTTTGAGTCAATCGACAGGAGCTCTTACAATGATAGCAAAATTCTTTTTGGGTTGAGAATTAGATTTTGAGAACTATTTTTAATATCATCTTGAAATTTCTCTTTTTTTGGTTCAAGAAGACCCCCAAAGAAAAAAAGGAGAGCCAAATTTATGAGCTGGAACAGAAGCGGGACAAGAAATTATTGGCTATGCAGGACGCTCTTGACGCTGGCCGTATTACTTTTTATCATCAGCTTAACGCTGAATGGATGCTTATCTGCAAGAAAATCGACCGTTTACGTTCCTGATTCTCAAAGATTGGTTATGCAGGATGTCAACGAACCGGCGCCGTTTAAGGGCGTTTTAATTACGCAGGGATATTTTTTCTATTTGAAAAAATGCGAAGGTCTATGTGTGGAACATAATCTTAAACCTTAACAATTTCTTTTCATTCAATTCCTCCGAAGCCAGGCTCTTCTACACGGAGTCTGGCTTTATTTTTTCGTCTCGTAACTCTATATCAGAGCAAGAGATAGAAAAAAGTTGAATTTTCTTTCAAGATTTTCATAGACAGGTTAAAGTTTTTATGGTATAATGCCGATAATTGAAAAGTGAATGTTTGGAGTATAAAAGCAATGCCGACAATTACAAGACTCTCAAATCAAAACAAGAATCCCAAGAATATTGGCCAAGGGGAGTTCTCTATGCTTTTGTCGGCATTGCTACTCCCTTTGTGCCTTTTTAATCCAAAACGTCAGTAGAGGCGAATAGATAATGAATAAAAAACTATTAGATAGTGCATTTGAACGAATTAAATCAGAAGCATTAGCATTGCCCGATGTAAGTGTAGGACATTGTATGTATCCCAAATATGCTTTGGTTTGCACTTGTTGTATTGTCCCTGATGGCGCAAAATCAAAAACAAGTACAGGAGAAGGTAATTGGGATTTTCCTTATCATATAGATTATTGTCCGAAACATCGGGATACAAAAGAATACCGAGAATTGATAGAAAAAATTGATAAGTTAATCCAAACAGTCGGTGCAGCCAGTTAAATAAGATGAATCCAGTTTCAAATAAATTTCAGTCGTCTGAATGCTCGAATGATCGAGCAGGCGGGAAATTACCAATAAGGACACGCGTTTATCCAGCAGTTGTGTGGCAAAATAACGTCTCAGGATGTGTGGAGCGAGTTTTATACCACATCGATTATCGGCCTTACGGCAGACAATATAAATTGATTTACGGTTCTTTATAATTCTAATTAGGAGAGCTAATAATAAGCAGGGGACTTAGAGCTATGAGTTTTGAATTTTTTGTACAAGATGCTGGAACATTTAATCAAGAGCCTTTAGCTAAGATATTCAAAAAACGAATATATCTTAATAGGTCTGCCCAAAGGAAATATTCCCTTGAAACCCATACTGTTCTTTTGGGTTTTGATAAGGACAAACAACAAATATGTATAAAATCTATTGATTCTTTACAGCCTGGTTCTCGTTCTATGCGTGAAGGTGTAGTATCTTGTAAATATTTCTTGGATTATTTCCAAATTTCACGTCCACAGAGCAATCTTGAAGTTTTGGATTCATTAGAATCTGACGCAATAATTATACAATTAAAAGAGGCCGAAGGGACTTAGAGCTATGAGTCAAAAGATAAAAGAAACGATTGAATTGTTGGAACAAATGGAATTTGCTGAAAATGATGCTTGTTATGTATGTTACTCATTGAGACCAGAACATTCAGAACACTGTCCTCTTAACCAAGCACTCGCCAAGCTCCGAGCAGAGCAACCAGAAGCCGAAGTGCGACATCCCATAGATTCTGAAGGCGTACCAAATCTACCCATAATTTATGAGAAGATTGAATGAGTACAGGTATCAAGGCGGCTAACCGTTGGCAGGATGCTATTCAAGGGCACGGAGGCCAAAAGCCGCTTTGAAAGGAGAATGTTATGTGGATTGTTATTAGTGAACCTTGTTGCAAACGATTGCCTTTTGAAAAGCACAAAGAAAATTGCTATTTCAAGCGGCAAAAAAGGGAAATGGATAAATTTATACAAAATCTTATTAAGCAATTTGAGCAAGCCCTGAGAAGCTAAGGAGAATGGCAAAAGAAAAAGAGACTCCAGTTGAAAAAGCAGCCAAAAGATTAGCCAGAACTGGTGAGCCGAGAGACCTTCGGAGATACCTGAAAGCAAGGAGAAACGCACGATAGAGCTATTGGAGCAAGACAATGGAGAATGATTACGATTTTCAGTGTATGACTTGTAATTATAAAATCACAGTACCTTTAGGCCAAAAAACACCGCCGAGAAAGTGTGAGAAATGTGGCGATACCTGGTGCTATTTGTCCAAAGAAACAATAGAAGAGAACGAGCTTATCAATTCAGAGGAATCATAAATGGAACATCTATACGAACTAAAGAAAGACGGCAAGACGGTAGGGTATTGTGAATGGACAGAAGATTGGGGCTGGAAATATTACAATGACCTTGAATCGGAAAATAAATTTACTCATTTTATGGTGCCCCAGATTGGCCTTACCGTCCATCCTTTCGTAACCAAAGACAAAAACGGCAAGGATGTGTTTGCGGGAGATAAAGTCAATTATGTAGGCAACAAAGCTATTATCAAACAGAACGATGGTGATTTTGGCTATCATTTAGAATTTATGGATTTACCTGCTATGGAATCAATCAAAATAGGCAGGAAAGTAACAAACAATTTGTATAGGGAAATGTGTAAAGATATTGAGCTAATCGAGGACAAAGAAGATGATACAGATAAGACATAAGTCAGATTGTGCTTTACGCAATGCGCCTTCAAAACCCTGTGATTGTGGCGGCGAAAAAACAATGCTTTCCTCCCTGTATGAATTATTAAGACGAGGAGATAATTTAGTGCAGGCAATCGAGAGCGGTGAAAATCTTGCAATTAGTAATGCAGATTTCAAGATTGGATTAGTTATGATTCGGCAAACCATTATCGAGGATAGAAAAGATGAAAACAGTTCTTAACATATTAGCTTGTATTTTGATTTATGGTAGTGGTGCTGCGACCGGCTTTGTAGTTGCCAGAATTTATCGGAATACTCAGATAGTTAAGTTAGTACCAGTTCAAAGCTACATCCCATCCCAAAGAGAAATCCAGCAGCGACTTACAGACCTCGGCAAAGCCCGTTATGACCCCAATGGAATTGACGGTTGGATAGGAGTGGACTCAAGAAAGGCGTGGGATGCCTATATTTGCGATAGATATGCCAAGAGAGCCATTGAAGGGAGATAGTTATGGAAGATACAAAGAAAGAATACTGCCCGTATTGTGATGGCATTCTTCGCAAAGTAGGCGGAAGCGATATGGCCTATTATGTATGTGATGTTTGTGAAGAAATAGTAGAACCTGAAGGAGAATAGCTATGAAATGTCCATTTGAATTACCACTACGGAAATATCAGGCAGATAAAAATAGCAGATATTGTGAAATCCATAGCTCAAGTGGGCACATAGCCGACCTTGTTACACTTGAAGAAGCCGACTACATCATCAAAGTTATAAATAGCCACGAGAAATTAGTGGAAGAATTGCAAGAAACGAGAAAACTTCTTCACGATAAGGTTTTCAAAGAAGCGGAGAAACAATGAAAACTCTATTTGAACCACCGTTAGCACGGGATACAGACCCTATCACAAGCCACGAGGCCGCCGAGAAGATGGCCAAGAGTGGTGAGTTGAATCGGCAAAAAGAAAGAGTTTATGGGGAAATTGTAAAATATAGCACATTATCTAAAGACTTTACTACTAAGGATATAGCTCTTAATATAAGTCAATATACCCATTGGTCGTATGATAAGTGGTACGACATCTGCCGTAAGCGTTTCTCCGGCCTACGAAACAAAAACAAGATAGAGCGTACTGGTAAAAGGCGTGATGGTTGCCAAGTGTGGAGATTATTATGACAACAATAAAACAATTACTTGCAATGCCAATAAATCAAAAGACAGGTGGTTATGATTTATCAATTAAAACTTTCAAAAAGACCTGGCAGGTTGATGAGATATGGTGGTCGCAATGTATCTTTATGGACGAGACGGGGGAGATACCAGCAGATGTTAAGGTTGGTACGTCATACAATCCGTTACGAGGTCGGGTTGGTGAACGCATTCATATAATTGTGGCTGAAATCCAGGAGGCTGAATATCTCGGCAAAAACAGAAAGAAACTTGTAGTTGACCAGTTTTCCATTCCGTCAATTACAGTGAACGAATATGACCAGGCGACTGAGGACTGGGAACATGCACACGAAGATGAAATCATCAAGGGCAAGATAAGGCACGGGTTGGTTTGCGCCTTGATTCGAGCAAAGTTAATGGATATTCCAAGCGCAGGTCCATACTCTATAAATCAAAACATGAAAAAGTTTATAACGATAGTAGTCGATTTCATTATGACAGGTGAATAAATGAATACAGGCTGCAAACAATGTGATAAGAATTTCATAAAAAACAACGATATGTGTCCCAAACACCGCCTCGAATATAAAAAATGGGTAGCTGAAACAGCCCAGAATGATTATCTCGAAGAACTAAAAACTCAATCAAGAAAGGAACCAAAATGCCAAATGTAAATGACCTAAAATCAAGCCAGTTCTTAACTAAAGAGGACGTAGAACCTCCAATTGTAGTAACTATCAAAGGTTACAAAGAACAGAATGTAGAAATGGAAGGAGAACCGGAACGAAAAAAGTGGACTCTCTTCTTCCACGAACTCGATAAGCCGTTGGTTTTGAATATGACTAATGGCCAGCGTATTGAGGTTATTACCGGAAGCCCCGAATTTGACGATTGGATTGGTAAAAAAATAACTTTATATAACGATAGGACTGTAAGTTTTGGTAGAAAATTAACGGGCGGAATTAGGGTTTATGTAGAACCAACTGGTATTCCTGAACCTGCCCCGTCAATAACCGAACCGCAATACAGATCTAATCCTGATTATGTAGGCGATGACCCGCCGCCAACAGGAGACGGAGACGTCCCTTTTTAATATGATACTCCCACGTTTCAAATGTATGCTTGTAAAAGACCATTTGGTCTATGATAGACCCGACCTCTTTTGCGCCTATATTCAGGGCATAGCCGAAAAAGGCGACCTCGAATGTACGATACAACCTTGGCGCAAAGAAAAGAGTTTGCAACAATTACGATATCTACACGGCGTTGTATTTGTGCTATGTTCGCAGGCTTCGGGATATACAGTGAACGAGGTCAAAGGATTACTCAAAGGTGAATTTCTAACTGAATATGTTGTAAGCAAAACTTCTGGAAAAGAAATATCGATTGTTAAAAGTCTTGCTGATTTAACGATGCGACAGATGTCAACTTTCATAGAAGATATTATCATCCTGGCGGCGAAACAATGGAGTATCGTTATACCATCTTCAGACGAAGCGACTTTTTGAAAGGAAATGTAACCGTGATAAAGGGACGGCGGAATACGCGAACGGTTTGAGCCCGGCGGCAGGTAGCCCAACGGCATGTAGACCAAAGGTGAAACCTGCCCGTCCCTTTTATTGAAAGGAAAGTTATATTTTGCCCAAATTGTGAAAAAGAAGTCAGTACCTCAATAAGCAAGCATATTGATTGTGCTGATTGTCGCGGGACTGGTATAGGATACCCTCCACCAGAGGCAAAATGTGGGGTTTGCAAAGGGCGTGGGTATCTCATCGTAGAGCCATACAATGTATGCGATGAATGTGATGAAGCTATTATTGAGAATTGAAAAGTTCATAAGGGACGGCGGCGTGTGGGAAACGCTATTACCGAATTACCTGAATCCTCACTTGTTGCAACAAGGCGGTCTAAGAGGAAAGCCGGTAAGAATCCGGCCCGTCCCTTTTATTGAAAAGGAAATATGAATTTACACAAAGAACCGAAAACTATTGATGATTGAAAAGGAAAAGATTATGAAACATACAAAAACTTTTGCGACAAAAGAAGAATTTGAAGATCTGCGAAGATTAGCAAATGCAGGATGGAGATGTGGAGATGTGTGTATTGTAACCTCTATTATGCAGGGAATAACAAAAGACCAAAAAACAATAGATGCCTTAAAGACTTGTCATAAAGTAGCTCTTTCCCACGGTTTACCGGAAATCAAAGGCTATTATGGCATCACTGAAGATGGCGAGTTTATAAACTTTTGAAAACTTCAGAAGGGACGGCGACTACAAAAAGTCGGTCGGATGTACCATAGGTTGCAGAAAAGCGGTTAAGACAGTTCCTGCCCGTCCCTTTTATTTTAGCAAGGATGCGATAAATGGCAAAGACAGCCAAGAAAGAAGCCTGGGAGTGGTGTTCAAAATATATTCGACTTAGAGATGCCATTGAATACCAAGAGAAATATCCCGATGTGTCATTTGGATATGTGAAATGCTGCACTTGTCCTCGGATAGTTGTTTGGAATAAGAATTGCGATGCAGGACATTACATATCAAAGAGCCGTGGCGGTCTAAGCGGAGTTTACTTTGATGAGAGAAATATTCACGCTCAATGCAAGGATTGTAACGGATTTCATCAGGGCAAACAGGAAATTTATTATCAGTTTATGTTAGAAAAATACGGCCAAAATGTTATTGATAAACTGGAATTTCTTGACCGTAATCAATCGTACAAAGGCAAGATAATCGGAATAGGATTGATGTATAAAGAGATGTACGAAGGCTTGATGTTGAAAAAAAATTAGAGAGTTTATGAGAGGGCAAGAATGCCAGATAAGAAGATAATACAATGGCACGGATGTTATGATGATGGTTGGCGGGGCATAATAGTTCCTGAAGCATTCAGTCATCCAGCCAAGATGTCCTACGGCCTCTTAAAGCGGATATTAGCCCACGCTAAAGAGCAAGGCTGGCTCAAAGAGGGGGACGTTATCCTTGACCCTTTCGGAGGTATTGGCTCTACGGGGATTCTGGGGGCTTATGAGGGCTATCAGGTGGTCTGTGTAGAGTTGGAGCAGAAATTCGTGAACTTGGCCGAGCAGAATTTTGAACTTCACAAAGACGCTTGGGTAGAATTTGGCAATCCGTTTCCAGTGATTATTCAGGGTGATAGCCGAAAGTTATGCGAGCTGGTAGAAGGGGCCGATTGTGTGGTCGGGAGTCCGCCATTTTCTCAATGCCATACAGATTGCTCCAAAAACAGCAAAATTGTGCGTAAAAATGCTAAAGATAAACGTATTCACGCAGGATATGAAAAGCAATTTCACGGTCAGACCCCCGGCCAACTCGGAAGTATGAAGCTAGGCAATGTCGATATGGTAGTGTCAAGCCCGCCGTATGCAGAGAACCCTGGCTCAAAAGAGGAATTAGGGGGTAAGGTCGAGTCTGGTATGGTTAGAAAAAACCCTCGACATCCGGGCGAAAAACTCTATTTCACAAAATATGCAAAGCAAGATACAGAAGGCAATCTCGGCAATCTCAAGTCCGGCGATGTCGATTGCGTGATAAGCTCACCACCGTATGAAGCAAGCCTCGACCGCTCAAAAAATGCAGGTCGGGTCGAAAATATCAAAAGACGAAAGAAAAAGATGGAATATGGTGGTCTTGCTTCGTATTCAAGCAACGAAAATCAATTAGGAAATTATAAAGGCGACACTTTCTGGCAGACCGCCAAAACAATAGTAGAGCAATGTTACCAAATACTAAAGCCCGGCGGCCACGCTATATGGGTAGTCAAATCATTTGTCCGAAAAGGCAAGATAGTGGACTTCCCAAGCGACTGGCAGCGGCTCTGTGAGTCTGTTGGATTTAAGACCGTCTGTATCCACCACGCAATGTTAGTAAAAGAGACTACACACAAGACGTTATTCGGCCATACAGAGGTCAAAAAGAAAGAGCGAAAATCGTTTTTTAGAAGGTTAGCCGAGTCCAAAGGAAGCCCTCGGATAGATTATGAAGTTGTTTTATGTATGCAAAGGCCAGATGGCTCTATTTAAGAAAGGACTGTAATGGCAAGATACGCAAAAAATACCTCTGTACCGGTGGCGCGTTCAAAACAAAAGATAGAAGAGCTTTTGACATCTTATGGGATTGAGGAGTCTTTTTTGGGTAGGAGTCCCCGCGGGGATGGCATCGGGTGGAAGTATAAAGGCAAGGTCTATAAAAAGAATGTTCCAATGCCTTCAAAAGATGACAAAACAGAAAAGCAATATGAACAAGAAGTACGACAAAGATGGCGAATCCTGTATATGTCAATGAAGATGAAATTTGAGGAAATTGATGCAGATGTTATCTCATTTGAAGACCAGTTTCTTGCCCAGATGAGCTTGCCGGACGGTTCAACGGTGGCTGATTTTATGAAACTGCCCGAAAATATTCAAAGGCTTGAAAAAACCAAAATGCCAAAATTCTTAACAAGTTAGAAAGGACTGTATTATGGCAAAGAGAAATTCAATGCAAAAGGAAGTTGAGAAATCCGAGCAAATGGATTTGAGTGATGTCAAAGATGTTAAGCACCCACCGAAAATATCCTCGATAGCGATAATCAAATCGGCCTGTGGTGAATTAAGTTTCAACGGTTTCGATTTCACCGCCGAACAATATGAGCAAATAGCCGACTGGGTGAAAGGTAAGGAGCAGCTTATGATAACAATGCAACCATTACAGAGAAATCTGTCCAGTATGGATTAGCAGAATGACAGCAAAACAGGAAGAACGAAAAGGCTATAACCCGCTACTAAAGAATTACCCTGATAGTGTGAGGATCAATCGGGTAAGCATAGGAGCGGAGACTTTATATACTCGCTTGTTGGCGAGGTCAGATGATTATGGCGATTATGACGCTGACCCCCGACTTATATTAGCTGGATTATACGGAAAAAGATGGAAAAATCGGCAAGTTAGCGAGCTTAAAATCAAGAAATGGGTAGATGAATTAGAGGTTGTTAATCTGGTTATAAGATACCAAGTTGATGATGATATTTATCTTCATTTAGTTGATTGTTTCAAGACTTTGCGCTCCGATATCAAAAGAGATGTAAGATACCCTAAATATTCCCCGGAACTCCTTATAAACACAGGACTTCCCGTACACGGGACGGACACGGGACGGACACGTCCCCCTAACCAGACTAGACTAGACCAGACTAGACTAGACCAATATGTTCATTTATTCAATAAATTTTGGAAACAATATCCCCGGAAAGATGCAAAGCAAAGAGCGGTCAGATGGTTTGAGAAAAACAAACCCACCGGGGAAGATGTCGGGAAGATGGTTTTTACTATTGAGCGGCAGAAGAAAAAAGGCCAACGGCTCTGCTGTGAGAGAAAGTTTATGCCTCTACCGGAAACGTGGCTCAATGACGGCGACTGGCGGGACGCTCCGACACAAGCGGATATTGTGAAGCAAGTTGAGGATAAGGCCGCCCAAAAAAAGATAGACATCGAAAAGGAAAAACAAACGATACGCGAAAGTGTGATAGGCATAAAGCTAAAAGGTATGACCACTAAAGAACTCAAAGAGATTCTTGCGTCAAAAGATATGATGATAAAGCGACAATACTTTACTGAGCATTGGCTAATCAAGGAAATATTGAGCGAAAGGTAAATGATAAGGAGAATGAGTAAATGTGGGAGAAACAAGTGCCGAATGAGCCAGGTTATTGGTTAAGAGTTAACGCGGGACACCAAGTTCAGCTACATCAAGTATTTAGAATTGAGGGCAAACTAAAAATATTTTGGGGATGGTGTGAAAACAAAAGAATGTGCAATGTTGTTGATATAGCTGATAGATTAAAATGCTTTTATTGGAGAGGTGTTATTCCAGAACCGCCGGCGCAAGCCCTGAAGATGGTAAGAGATATGGGAATTAAGGAAATCCAAGACCGAACTACTGCGGAACGAAACGAGATGATTATAGCCCAACTTAGAGAACGAATTAGAGGGATTGAGAAGCTGTTAAGGGAAATAAAAAAAGAGCCTTTAGCAGCGATGAAAATTGAGCAATTCCTAAAAGGAGAATGATATGCCTTACGAACCAGAAGCAATACATAAACTTATAAATCAAAATAAAAATCAAGCCGAGCGAATCAGAGAGCTTGAGCAAGGCATTGGAGAAGCATTAGCATTGGCTAAAGCGGAGTGGAAAGTGCGAAATAATCATCCAGCAAGTAATTGGGCTAAAGAGGTGGAATACTTTAAGCAAGTTCTGAAGGGATAAATAATATGTTATGGGGAATACGAATAACTGGAAATCTTGATGGTTTGGAAGCTGGAAAGAAGTATAGTTGCGTGCCAGAAGGAGAACATGAAAAGTTACAAGAGCGAATTAAAGAGCTTGAGGACGATTATACAGACCTCAAAGAAATTCAGATAACAGATTATAACCACGCCGTAAGAAATGCCGAGCGAATCAAAGAGCTTGAGCAAAGTAAAAGATTATTGAGAATTGTCATAGCAGAGGCACTTGAAGAGTGTATCGGAGACGATATTGAAAAAGCTACGACAATCCTTGAGCAAGCTCCGAAAGGTGAATAATATGGAGCAACACAGAATATCAATTGAACCACGCTCTGGTATATGGCTATTATTTTACGAGACATTGATTTCGTGGAGACACAAAATCTACAAACAACAACTTCTACAGATATTCAAAGACTTTGATACTGCCGAAAAAGCGGCCTTTCTCGAAGTTCGCAAAAGGAAAATAAGCGCGCCACTGATAGTAAGGGACGACAGTAAATGTAACATAATGATTAGACAAGCCTGAAAGGAAGTAAGTGAGATGAAAAAAATCCCTTTAACACAAGGCAAATTCGTGATTGTCGATTAGGAGGTGATGCCTATGGTTGTGCGTTAAGTAAGGAATTAATCCGGACACAATAGAAAAATGCTTAAAAGTATTGAGAGGCCGTAAGGATATAGCTTGCGGCCTTTTTAATGATTTCAGGCCATATCAGCTATATCCGAGGCCACAGCTTGCCCTGTGCTGGCCTAACTGCCCTACCTGCTACCAATATGACTTAGGATTTCAACAACATATGCCGGAGCGTTGTCGTGCGCTTCAGTGAAAGCTGTTATTCAGTCAATCCTTTCTTTTTTCGATATTCTTCCTCTGTTATTTGAACCATCCAACGACGACAAGCACCAGAGCGACATCTATTACGAGACATCCAAACTTTTGTCTTAAAGAAAGAACCACAATGCTTGCAATGCCAATAAATTGTTTTGCGTGAGTTTTTTTCTGGTTTCTCTTTCATTTCTCATCCTTTCATAAATAAAGCCCTTGATTTCCAACAGCATACGCCGGAGCGCAACAGGAGGAGATGCTGCGCTCCAGTGAAGGCTGTTAGGTTTTACAATGAGAAATTAAAGCAGATATTTGGCCTCTCATATATTCTGTTTGGTCAAGTTCTCCGGCATCTTCGTCTGGTGGTGTAAAATCTTTATTTGGCCGTAAATCCGATTTGCCAGATAATGCAATTTGACAATCGTGAAATCCTGCCTCATAACTATCATATTTGAATTTTGCCATTTTCCTATCCTTTCAAATCTTTATGACAATCAGTTCCATAATGTTCGCCAGCAGGCTTACCGCACAATTTGCATATAGCTAAATAGTGTGGCTTATCCCTCGTGCCGAATTTCTTTTCCCAGATGTCTCTAACTTCATCAGGGATTATTACAAGATGACAAGTTGGGCAGCGTTCAAGTTTTTTCATACATAGCCCTTAATCTTTTTATGTCTTCCTCTATTTTGTGAGCAGATTCAATATCACCCCGACAATATGCAAAATCAAGGCCACATTTTTTTATGCGGATAAAATCAAATATCCACTCTTTGTTTTCTTTGTTTCTTCGTTTCATTTTCCTATCCTTTCATAAATAAAGCCCCGACACAATATGAGCGCCGACTAAAACGCAGAGGGAAAGTGCCGAGGCTTATGCTCAATTTGATTGTTGTCTTAGTCGGTCTCATATTAAATAGTATTATCGACTGTTTCTTGAGCAATTGCAAGAACAAAATAGAAAGTATTTGTCAAGGAACAACTAAATATAGCACAACAAAAGACTTACAAGCAAAAATAATTTTATTATTATTTATTGACAGCTCTTGGAAAATATGATTTAATTGTGTTTGTAATGAACGGTAGGTGCGTAACTACCTGGCCGCCGCCGTAATACCTTAAATGAAAGGGATTAGGATAATGGACGAGATAGGTGTTATTATTGGATTAGGTATAGGTTCGCTCACAGGTATAATAATTATGTGTTTTATCCGGATGAAATATGGCTAAAGTAGGCAGACCAAAACGAATATGGACAGATGAGCAAAAGGTAAAGATAGAGCAGATGGCTTTGGATAATTGCCACATGGACACAATAGCCTTAGCGTTAGATGTGCCATTACAGACGCTTACAGACCATTTTCGTGGGTATATACGTCAAAAAAGGGCTGAGGGACGAACTACGTTGCGTAGGGCACAACGAGAGAAGGCTTTGATTGGCAAAGATACAGGAATGTTATGTTTTCTGGGCAAAAATGAGTTGGGCCAGACAGATAAGCAGGATATTGTATTAAAAGACCAAAGATATACTCCTGAGCAGCGCGACGCTATCCGGGCGAAGTTAGCTGAAAGGTGCGTAAACAGGGCATTACCGGCTATTCCAGTGGATTCTATTGTCAGGGAGACTGAAGATGTACAAAGATAAGGACAAGCAGAGAGAGGCCAACAGGAAGGCTAAACAGAGGCAACGGGCTAAATGTGGTATTGATGATATACCGCCCAGTAAGCGTGAGCAAGATTTAATAACAAAAGGTATGACTAAACAGGGTATGACAGTAACAAGCAGCCCCTCAAACGTCATACCCAAGCGAGGCAAGGATATCAAGTGCTTCGCGGACCTGCCGCCGGACGTGCAAGAGACTATCAATGCGATGAGTATGGACTGTGACCCAGTTGTAGAAGCGCAAAACAAAGCGATGAGGACAGTCATAGCTCTTGGCTACCAACACCTATACCCGGACAGATATTATTCGACAGGTATGTAATGAAGCGCAGAGAGTTCTTAAAAGCAAGCGCAGCAGCAGTTGCAGTTGGAGCTGGTTGGATCGCGGACCTGTCAGCTGCCAGCGACGACGATATAGACTACATTGGCGGCAAGATACTCGGATATAAGCCGTTACCAGCCCCGGCGGCTTTCCACAGGAGTCAGGCAAAGTTTCGCTGGATAATGGGTGGGAGCAGGTCCGGCAAGTCTGAAAGCAATATCGGGTATGATTTATGCTCATTTGCGATAGGGATACACCCGTTTCGTAAAACCCCCAAGAAGGCCACAATATGGGCTGTAGCTGATTCCTGGCCGTTAGTGGGTAAACTACTGTGGGGTGAGAAGGTCAAGGACTATTTGCCTTCTGAGCAGATAAAAAGGATAATCTGGCATAACACACGAGAGGAAATACCTAAAGAGATACAGTTAGTCAACGGTAATAAAATTGAGTTTAAGTCGGGTGAGCAAGGTCGTAAGGCGTTTGAAGGTCGTCCGTTACATGCTATCTATCAAGACGAGCAGCTAAGCGGAGACTCTGTGGGTATCTTTACTGAGATACAGGCCCGGCTACTGGATTATCATGGATTCTTTGCTGGTAGTATGACACCCATTCAGCCCCAGCCTTGGCTTGAGGAGCGGGTAATTAACTTACCGCCAACTGATGAGATATTCTATGCCAACTTGAATGACAACCGTAGGAGTCGGGGCGGATACATTCCCGATGCAGAGATTGATATGATGATAGCTGACTGGCCCGCCGAGGTGCAACAGACAAGAATTGAAGGCTATTTCGCTGCCTTCTTTGGCGCCGTCTATAAGACGTTTAGCCGCAAGGTCCACGTCTGCAAGCCGTTCAAGATACCTAACGACTGGCAGCGATACCGGGCTATCGACTGGGGCTTCAACAATCCATTTGTCTGTTTGTGGATGGCAAGAGACCACGATAATCGCTGGTATGTGTATAATGAGCATTACGCGGCCCAGCAGACATTAGCCTACCACGCGGCGGAGATTAAGCGAATAAGCGGCAAGGAGCGATATCGCGTTACGTGGGCGGACCACGAGGCCCAGGAGCGGCACGAGTTCAGGCAATTGGGTATAGATACCATGCCGGCTAAGAAGGACAGGCATTTGGGCATTGAGGTTGTCCGGGCGGCTCTTAAGGTACAGGGCGACGGCAGGCCGAGGCTACAGATATTCGATACTTGCAAGCACACGATTAAAGAGATGGGAGGCTATAAGTGGGCTGAAGGCAACGAGACGAGGGATGCAAAGGATGAGCCGTTGCAACTCAACGACCACACTTGCGATTGTGTGAGGTATGGTATCTACGGCGTTGACCACAAGGGCTATTTTAGTAGGCTGGTGGCATAATGAGATACTTGTTGAGAAAATGGCTGATATGTAGTTGGTGGCATTACAAACACAGGTGCTATCCAGAGATTTGGAAAGAGCGAAGCTATAAGTGGCATTGTACTAAATGTCAGCCTTGTGGCTATTGGTTTGACGCAATGACAGGAATACCAACACAAGGGATATTTCAGTAAACTGGTGGTGTAGTATGAGAGCATATAAATATTGTTTAAGATGTGGCTATTACTCTAAGGAGTTAAGGAGTGGAGGTGTCTGTAAACGATATCCACCACAAATTGTATTTGTTAATGGTCGTGTTAAAGTATTTTATCCACCAGTAGGTCGTAGGTCTATTGATGGTTGTGGTGAGTGGATTGATAACCGAGCAAAGCCGTTGGAGAATAAGTGATTGACATCAGAACATCCAAACTAGGCCAGCATATCGAGTACGTTGATATGATAGACGCCACGCAGGCCGTCTGGGGCGGCATAGCGTGGCCGTGTGAGGACAGGGCTGGTTATATAGTTGTTGTTGGTGCTTGCAAGGAGCGGCATCCTGGCGGTTACGAATTGTGTGTCCTTGACGATTTCGAGTCCTTTGATGTGCGTGAGCTCGTCCGTCAGTGTGTGGCAATGAACCTGAAGTACTGGGTGTCATGGCGCAGGATAGACCAGAGCGGAGACCCGGAAGGTAGGTGGCTGGCCGATGAAACACACGATGCTGCCAGGGACTTTCTAGCTGAGGCCAACGCAGAGTTTCGCCGGGAGTCGAGACTGCACCGGTCTTTGAACAAGCCACGCGAGATAAGACTTCGACATACGGCCTTGTTGGAGAAGGAGCATTTATACGACTTTTTACTACCTCAAATAAAATTATGGTTGCAACCTGATAGAATGTTGTTATATTTGAAGGATAGTAAGGTCGCCTTGCACTTGCAGGGCTTTGATGCTATTGACGCCAGCGATATAAGCGGCCTGAAGATAGGCTATTGTCCGGCCATCGAGGCTTTAGGTTATGTAACCGTGGAGTTGCAGAACTATTTGAAGCGTCAGGAAGTTGAGCATCGCGAGGAAGATACTTTCGATATGGGAATATCGAGCTTGTTAGAGGTGTAAAATGAAAAACTATCGAACAAAATGTAAGCAATGCGGGAAGAAATTAAAAGACCCCGCCGATGAACCTATTTATGTTGTAAGAACCGATGAATATTTTTGTAATCAGGAATGTCTAACAAAAAACGCACAAGAAGAGATTACGATGGCAGATTAGGCGAAAGGTTTTGTCCTTAGCCAATGTCTGCCCTTTTTGAGCAATATGGGCGTACCGAATTTGTTAGAGGTATAGGATTGACGAAGTATGATAAAAAATGGGAAATTAATATTGTATCTATGTAAACAATGGAGAGGAAAGTATAGAGACAAAGAGATTAATAGGCTTCTTGATTTTTGGTTGCTTATTTTGTTAGCAGAGCCATAGGAGAATAAATAATGACTCCAAAAGGCACACGAGTCCATAAAGCATATACTTCTATGCGAAAGAAGGGTTACAGCAAGGGCAAGGCTGCCAGGATAGCCCAGCACACAACGGGTCAAGCCCTTAAGACAGGAAGACCGCCTAAAAGGAAAAGAAGATAATGAAGTGCGGAGATTGTAAATATTGGGCAGAGCAAGATGAGAATGATGGCGAATGTCGTAAGTATTCACCCAGAAAAGTACTTGCGGAAATCTATTTGCCCGATGCAAACTCTCAAGGCTATGCTGATATGCTGGTAAATAGTATGGAAGATAATGCAGTTTGGCCCTTGACGCATGAAAGTTATTGGTGCGGCGAATTTAAGCCAATTTAAGCCAAAGGAAATAAAACCAGGAGCACAAGAATAATGGCAGAGATACCTCCATTAGGCAGTCTGGAAAGTTTAGTTGGTCTTAAAGAAAGAATCTTGAGCGGCGAAGCGCAGCTTATCAACGTTGAAACGGGAAGAGGTCTAAAATTTCCCCCACCTGATTTTATGAAATCATTTATGTTGAGAGCAATTGATACACGCATATCAAGTCTTGGCGGACTTGGCGGACTTGGTGGTTTTGATCTCAGTGGTACAAAAGTAGGTTACGCTGGCGAGGTAGAGCGGGCAAGGCTGGACATCCTTGAAAGGATGAAAAGGACAACGGACAGCCGGGCAAAGTCAAGATTGACTCTGCCGAAGTTGTTCGGTGATGGCAAGACAGAACAGAATATATTGGCGGATGTGCTATGAAGAAAAAAACTTTATTTGGTGACATTTTGATTTTACTACTTATTTTTGTAGTTTTATGTTTTATTGCTTTTGTAATTTTTTGTATAGGCGGAAAGATATTCTAAATGTTTAATTGGCGGATGTGCTATGAAACGTAGAGACTTTCTATTAGGTACGATTTGTGGCGGTTTGTGGAGCTTGTTTCCTTTCAAGAAAAAACAAGTCCAAGCGGATACTTGTGACTCCATTGGAGATGAGATTACAAAAAAGCCTAAAATTATCAACTTTGGAAGTATACTTGGTTTAATTTATGATGATGAGCTTGTCTTTGGTACTTGGGAATATTCTTGGTTTTCAAACTTTGAGCACTATGGAGTCTTTTCCCCTCGTGTTTGTTTTGACTTTTATCATTACACTGGTCCTCGTTATATAAGGGCTCATGTATTTGGTTTGTATGCGGAAGAAATATTTGATACGTGGAAAAAAACATTTGAATGACAAAAGTTAATTAACCCAAAAGAAAAGGCACAGGTAGTTAGCTACTACTGAGATGCCGTAATCATCGAGCCTATTACGGAGGCCGTTGGAGCAATCTGACGGCCTTCTTCTTTTGGCGGAGATAAATAATGTTTGAATGGCGAACTAAAGAAGACAAGCAGATAGTCAAAGAGATAATGCAGCATCACGCTCGGTTGAAATCTATACGCAAGCCACTTGAGCCACTGATGAATCTATGCACGAAGCTCTTTTTGCCCCGAACCTGGGACATGCAGAAGAGTATTAAGCCCGGCAAGCAGCAGTACGGCGTATCAATTTACAACCAGGTGCCCTCAGAAGCCAGGCGGAAGTTTGCGGCGGGTTTTGTTTCGATGACGGCCACTAAGAGGGACCAAGCCGAGCAATCGTGGATAAACTTTATCGCGCATAAGCGCAAGATGATGGAGATAGACAGCATCAAGCAGTATATGCAGGAGTCGGCGGAGCAGATAAGGAGCGGATTTGACAAGTCAACATTCTACCACGAGACGGCTTACCAGCAACAGGTGGGCGATGCCTCAGTCTTGTGGGGCGTGATGACGATTGATGAGGACCTAAGGAATGACCGTTTAGTATTCCAGCGCCGAGATCCAAGAACTCACTGGTTCAGCACTAACGTCTTTGATGATATAGACGTTGACCACTTCGAGCATACGTTCACGGCCAAGCAGCTTTTAGAGCAGTTCGAGGAAGATAAACTAACCCCGGAGATTATCGCCCAGGCGAAGGGTGAAGGCAGTAAAGACCCATACCAGGAATACAACGTCATTCAGGCCATTTACGATAACGGCAGCAGGATTGCAGGCAGCAAGAACGGTATCGACAAGCAATTCATTCAATTCTACATACTTTTGAAGGCTGGTATGGGTAAGGGTGATAGTTTAATCGAGACAAAGGGCTTGGATTGGCGTCCGAGCGTGTTAAGGATAGGAGAGCGGCTTGTTTCCGGTTATCCCCTGACAATGGCTATGGACGCCCTTACGGCGGCAACCTATGGCAATACGATAGGAAAACATGGCCTGATAGGTTCACACAGGATGATTCAGCCGACTGCATTGATACATGAGAATCTACGAGACCAAATCAGGCGAACTCGATTGAGACCCGATAGTAAAATTTACTATTCTTCACCCGACGAGAAAATCGAATATTTGAACCAGAGGATTGACCCGCGCTATGCAGAGACTTTACTTGACCGCCACGATGACCAGGTTGAAGGAAGATTCTTTATCAATTTCTTCGAGCTGATAACGAGATTACAGGCCCAAGGTGGTCAGCCGCCTACTGCTACGCAAATCAGGGAGGCCATAGGCGAGAGGATAGGCCAGTTATCTTCAGTCATCGAATCAAGCGAGGATGACAGTCTGGAGCCAAGTGTCGATGCGGTATGGATTTATGAGACCGTAGCCGGACGTATGCCCGAACCACCGCAGGAGCTATTGGACGAAGCGGTGGGCGGTAAAGTCAGCATACTCAATCGGTTCAACGGTGAGTTGGCACAATTGAAGCGAAACATCCGCCTGAACCAAAGTGCAGTCGAGGCACTGGCCATTATCAAGGAAATGAAGGAAATATTCCCAAGCTCTTTGGTGATAGTCAAGTCCAAGAAGCTGCTTGAGAAGATGTTAGTCAATCGTATCGGACAGGACACTATTTTCAATGATATGGAGATAGCCCAGATTGAGGCCGGACTTGCCCAATTGGCGCAAGAGGAGAGGCAAATGGAGCAGGCCGAGCGAATGAGTAAGGTCATACCAAGCATGACCAAAGATGCAGTTAATCCCGAATCGCCCGCAATGTTAGCGGTGGCAAGTTAAGAAAGGAACAGAATGGCAAAAAAGTACGAAACACAAACCAAGACAGTAGAGGCCGACATTCCCGATGTGGAATTGAAGAAGCCGAAGCCTGTAACATTACCAGTGAAAGTTCAGAGAGAAAGGGATATGCGGCGATACATCCGCAAGGATGGTGTCTTCAGGAAGGACTTTGAGGTAATGTTCAAGGGCAAGACCAAAGCCCAGGCCGAAAAGGTCATACGCGCTCAATGCAAGTTGACCGGCCGCAAGGTCGAGACGGAGTCGCTTACAGGAAGGCTCAAGGCCGTGCCAGGCTGGGATTTGACGATTCGCGTCCCTGGTATGGCGCGAGAGGAGCAGATAGCCCCCAAGGCCCCTGAAGGCGAAGCTCGTCAGAAGATTAACGAGAACTTGCTCTTGAATACAGCCAAAGAGAATAAAGAGCTGAAGGCACAACTTGCTGAAATAAAGGCACGTCTGGATAAACCGAAGGGATAGCTATGCCGGAATGGTACGAGACACCGCCCGAACAAAGGACTGACGAGCAGGCGAGACGCTGCCAGCAGGCGTATTATCATGCGCTGTTATCAACTGCTGAGGGCAGAGAGGTCATCTGTGATATGCAACGGCGCATTCGTGAAGAAAAATTAGATCGGTTGAAGAATAATGATTCTGCTGCTCAATTATGTTTGGAAGAATATTTTGAAGACACAATTACTCTGTGCGGAGTAAATGATACGATGCAACTTGTTAGAGCTGAGGCAAGAATCGCCAAAAGCTACATACACAAGGAAGAAAAACCGGATATACCAGAAGGATATTCAGAATGAAAAAAGGAATACTAATCGGAATTTTGTTGTGTCTATGTCTGGGTGCGGCAGCCAAGAAAGCGCCCAAATACTGGCAGGACATAATCTTGAAGCCTGAACAGGCGTGGATAGAGGCCTACGGCTATAACAACGAGTCTATCTTGGCCTACAACGTCCGAAGTCTGATTATGATAGCAAAACAGCAGGAAGTGGTGATTTCGGCTCTCAAGAAGGAACTGGACGCTTTAAGCGACCCGAATGAAGTAGGGGTGACAAAATGAAATGTATTGATTGTGGAGATGATGCGGTTTTATTAGCGGATTTAGGGCAATTTTTGCTTTTTGCTTTTTGTAAAAAATGTGCGAAAAAACGAATAAAACCAAAATTACCTTATTTTGGAAAACAAATGGATATTGATGATTTATTTGAAGATTTATTGCCAAAGGATTAAACTATGTCAGAACAAATAATGGAGCACATCGGCGAAGATGGGGCTTTCACAGACGGATTCGCAAAAGCCACTATATCACATTTAGGTGAAGGTTATCAAGATTCCAAGTCTCTTGACGATGTTCACAATATAGGTGCCTTGGCCAAGATTGCAATTGATAGCCGCCGCGCCAATACAAAACTGACTGAAGCGGCTGCAACGGCCATTCAGCGACCGGGCGAAACGGCTACGGACGAGGAGAAGACCACCTATAAGAAAATGCTCCGAACCGAATTAGGCGCAACCGGCAAGATAGAGGATTACTCCTTCGGCAAACCTTTGAATCTACCCGAAGGACTGCCGTGGAACGAGGAAGGCGCAAAGAAATGGGCACAATATTTCTGCGATAAAGGTGTACCGGTGGAGATGGCTCGTGAATTGGTCGCTGCCGTTCACGCAGAGACAATAGAGACGTTCAACAAAAACCAGCAGACAAACAAAGAGGATTTTGATAAAGCTGTTAAAGAAATTACAGACAAAAACCAGCCGGACGCTATTAAGGAGATGGGTAGGCTTGCTTTTAAGTATCTCGATACCTGGGGTTCGAACGAGGCTAAAGAAGCGATTAAGGGTATGTACGAGATGCCGGAAAACTTCGAGGAATGGAACAAAAGAGGCGTACCGCCCGCCCAGATAGAGCACATGGCCAGAGTCGCAAAAGGTATGCAGTCGGGAACGACTAAGGTTGGAGACAAGACTGGCGGAAAAATGGACGCTGATGCCAACTTCGTTGCTATGGTCAATGCTAAGAGTCCGGCCTTGCAGCCGGCAGGATAAATGATATGGATGATTTGGAACATTATATGGAAGCTACCAGTCGCCTTAAAGCCCAGACTGTAATCCAAGCCAAGCGAATCAAAAAGCTCGAAACAGCATTGCAAAAAATCAATTCTCTAAAGGGTGGTGAAGGTTGGGATTTGCTACATTGTAAAAGAATAGCAACCAAAGCCCTGAAATAAGACTTGACAAAGTATATGGAATATTAAATAATATATAAGTTTATTATGTTAAAAACATTTTGCAGTTTATGTGGTTCTGAAATCAAGGGTTCGTTACCAGATTATGATGGTAAGCCGCGAATAGAAGAAACACGAAAAAGCGTTGAGGGCGATGATATTAAAGTAATGTTATGGGTAGATTGTAAATATGACGGTTTTTTATGCCCAGACTGCAAACAAATGTATATCGAGAAATTACTGCAAGCGTTAGCAACTACTCGAAAAAGCTGTAAATGAAATATAAGTATTAAAAATAAAGAATATCCTCAGACTACCCCGCACGGGGCCTGATGCTTAACGGCCAAAGTGGCCGTCGCTGAGCAAGCGTAAAGTGTCAGGAGGGCCTGCGAAAGTCGCGGACTACTCTCCGAAAAAGACAATTTATTCTTTTAGGAGATTAGTACGATGACTACTTTTGCATTAAGCGAGCACGTTACAGCATTCGAACTCTCCAAGCATATCCATGAGGGGGCACTTATGCCCTTAATTCAGGCGCTCTCGCAGGAAATGGAGATGTTCTCCGATGTCCACATGGAAGCGGCCAATGACGGCTCAGGCCATCTCGGAACGACCGAATATTATCAGCCGACCGGTACTTTCCGCGCCTTCAACGAAGGTATCGCAACCGAAGCACCTTTAAGCGCTGAATTCCGCGAGCCACTGGTAATGTTAGACGGCAGATTCAAAGCCGACCGCGCCCTGTTGCTGAAAAAGGCAAGAGGCGATAGCGGCTTGGCAGGTCAGTTACGGGCCAGGATGATAGGTCAATACATGGTAGGTATGTTAAAGAACCTCCAGACCGAGATTATCTACGGCACGCGAAGCAAAGGGAAGAGTCCGTTGGGTCTCGAATTGCGTTCGGACTACAATGCGATATCAAGCGCTTATGTCCACGACAACGCAGGAGGTGCGGCTTCATCCACGTCAAATAAGACTTCACTCTTCTTAATTGGTCACGGCCCGGAAAAGTACACCTGGATATATCATAAGAACGAGGCCCCTGAGGGCGGCAGTATCAGTCAGCCCGGCACGCCTCTTTCAGGACTCGGTGTCACAGTCGAGGCCCTTCCCGATGACTGGGTGCTCGATGCCTCAGGCACGGCCAACCGGGAATTCATGGCTGTTAGGAACAATCTCAGCTTGCATGTCTCACATGCGATTATGGATGCGCGGTATGTACAGAGAATGGTCAATATATCCACGACCAATATCGACGGCGTGGATGACTTCGGATTCGATGAGAGAGTCCTGATTGACATGCTGGAGGCCATGCCTGACCTGAATAACGCGGTAATGTATTGCAACAAGACTTTGCGCGCCCAAATCCGCAAGCGCATCAATGAGAAGGGCAATGTCTGGCATTCGGTTACAGACCCGTTCGGTCGGGTTGTTCCGGGCATCGACAATATCCCGCTGCACATCATCGAGAATATCACAGATGAAGAGGCGTACGTCGTTTAAACGCCTCGTAAATGAAAACTAAATTATGAAAGGTTAGTAAAATGAGTATTCCTGATAAAATCACAAGTTTTTCCGATAGTCCGCAAGTAATCACAAGTGCGGCGGTAAGCGAGCACCAAATTTCCTTCGCCAGCGATAAAGAGCGAGATGTGTTCATTCATTCCGAAAAGATGATCCGCATCATTGTCGCAGTAGTCGGCTCAGGATTGACTCAAGGCATGAGGGTCGAGTTCCGTTTCGATACGGAAGCTGGTCTCAATAGTGGCGACCACATCATAGCTGGTGTTTCGAGAATCCTGCTGCCGGAGGTAATGACCACCATTGGCGACATGCATCTATTCAGGGTTGACCCGATAAGGTTGCCGGAGGGCTACGATTTCGCAGGTCTTTGGTACGCTGTCGTTAGTACGTCTGGCGCTGGTGGTTTTGCGGTCTATGCCGACATGGTGGACGGCCCTGAGAGAATGCAGAGATTAGACCCGACTCTGTAAACACGAAATGAGTTTTTATTAGAAAGGTAAAAAAATGAAACGCATATTTTTCATAACACTCCTGATAGTGGCCCTGACGCTGCCTCTAATGGGTCAGGGCGCTACTCAATGGAACATCTACCAACGGCCTACTGCTGATTGGTTCAGCGCCGGTAGTCCGAGGGATATAGGCTGGCAGTGGGCGATGGCGATAGACCGTTTAGTTGCGGCAGGCGGTAAAGTTGGAACCGGCTCTATCTTTTATGTCGATTCCAATGTTACGAATGAAGGTGACGGTTCCAGTTGGGCTAACGCAACAGACACCTTAGATGAAGCAATTAACCTGTGTACTGACGATGCCGGAGATATAATCTACGTTGCAGAAGGTCACGTCGAAACCTGGACAACCACTACCGGTGATGACGTTGACGCCGACGTTCCTGGAATTTCAATCATCGGTTGTGGTCAAGGCGAGCACAGGCCGCAATTTGTTTATGGCGATGTGGATGCCGACTTTGTTATCGGTGACGCCTCTATTCTAATTTCCAATCTTAGATTTATGGCCAGCGTTGATAGTGTCGTTAATATAATCGAAGTCGAAGCTGATGCCGATGGTTTCATAATCTACAATTGCGAGTTTATGGAACCTGAATCAGGAGATGCCACAGACGAATGTGACGACATCATCCAGGTAGCTGCCGGTGCCAACCAAGGTTTTATTATTGGTTGCACATTTTATTCGGCTTCTGCCGGAGCTACCACAGCAATTGACTTAGATGCCGGTGTCATTGAGGATATTACGATTGCCTATAACACTATTATAGGTGACTTTTCACAAGCGGGTATCTTCTCTGATGATATTGATTTGAGGGCAAGAATTGTCGGGAATGTAGTAACCAATACTAATGCCACTGGTTTTGGTATTGAGTTTGATACGACGGCGACGGGCTGGATGATAGATAACACCGTTGCCTCCAAGAGCATATCTTACATGATTGACCCTGGTAATATGATGTGTAGTGGTAATGAATGGGTAGATACCGACGGTGATACCTTAGCTGCTGTTCAGATGTTTACTTCGACTACGGGAATAGATACTTTCAGCGCTTCGGAAACGACACAGATGACAGCTGCCACTACTACGGCAATAGAAGCCGACCATTTAGACCATCTTGCCGCTGTTTCAGTGGATGATGAGATTGCCAACGAATCTTTTCTTGCCGATATAACATCCAAGACGCAGGATTGGAGCACATTCGTTGCTGGAGACGATTCTTTGGAGGCAATCTCGGATGCTATCGGCGCTTTATCCGGTGTCGGTTTTCGTGGAACGGCTACAAGTGCAGGCGCTACTGCTACCTTCATTAGTACGGGTCTTGCCGGATTCGGTAACGACTATTTCAATACGAACTGGAAGATGATTATCGTCTATGATGCCGGTACTGCAGGCGCGGCTCCGGAAGGAGATATACGTGATATTGTAGATTATGTCTCAGGTACAGGAACATTCACAGTCGCTCCGGTATGGTCAGGCAGTACATCAACGGCAGAGGGCGATATGGCCTATGTCGTTCGCGACCAGGACTTGAATCCCAATACCGTTACTATTCTTGGTGGTTCCGACAAAATCACCTATGTTAATTCTGCCGTTGCCGGCACTCCTGATGTAGGTGACCTCGGCGATACTTGGGACTTGGCATATCCAACCATTACCGCCGCTCTTGACGTCGCAGTTACAAGCGGTGAGGTTATCTATGTCGCTCCTGGTCACTCTGAGACGGTTTCTGCTGCTTATTCGATTGATGATGCCGGTGTTTCGATTATTGGTCTCGGTGAAGGCAGCTTGCAACCGTTAATCACATTCGATAATATTGATGCACAGTTAGATATTACTGTCGCTGATGTCTTGATTGAGAACATCAGAATAGAATCGCAACTCGATAACGTCAAAATTGGTATTGACATTTCCGGCACAGGTGACGGCGCTCATATAAAGAATTGCCGATTTACCAACGAGACTTCCTCTGATGAGCTTCTTATAGCTATTAACCTGACGACCGACTCTGATGATGTAATCATCGAAGGCTGTACGTTCCTGTCAACCGGTGCTGCATCGACTGAGTGTATCAAGGTGGTTACCGGTGCTTGTGACAATCTCCAAATCCTGAACAATTGGATTAGAGGAGATTACACCGTAGCAGCTATCTGGAGCGACCAAGCGCTCACAGACTGTTTGATTGCAGGCAATGTAATCCATCAGGAAACGGCAAGTCAGCACGCCATCGAGCTTACATCTACGGCGGTAGGAGCAATAGTCAATAACAGGCTCTATGCCGATGATTACGGCTCAATACTTGACCCTGGTAGTTGTCTTTGTACTGGAAATTTAGCAGTTGATGCTCTTGACCAGCAGGCAATTGTCATCCCCTTGAGCGCTGAAACCACAGATGTCTTAGAAGAGGATGACGGTTCCGACCTTGAGCGTCTTGAATACCTTCAGAACAAATCTGATGACATTCTTGCAATGCTGAGGTCAACAGGTGGAAGTTTGGGCGATGTTTTTTATGTCGATGATGGCGGCTCTAACGGCACGGGAATAGATTGGGCTACGGCAAAGACTACTATTGCTGCCGGTTATGCCCTTGCCTCGGCTGGGGATATTGTCTTTGTCGGTCCTCAGCATGCCGAGACACTTTCAGATGGCACGGCCTTAGCCACCGCAGGCGTGAAAGTAATTGGTCTCTGTGATGGTGATTTGCGGCCTACGATCACCTTTAATTCAACTGACGACCAATTCGACATTGGTGCTGCTGATAATGTATTTGAGAACCTCAGGTTGTATTCATCGACAGCCGATACGACTATTGCCTTCGATATTGCCGATGCCGGCGATGGCACTGTAATCCGCAACTGTGAGTTTACAAACGCAAGCGGATTTGAGTTTTTGGATGCGATTGATGTCAAAGGCTCCGCCGACCGTGTAACCATTGAGGGTTGTTCGTTTATCAATACTGGTGGAGCTGATGCTACATCCGCAATCCAGGCAACTGCAGGCGTTTGTAACCGGTTAAGTATTATTGGCTGCTATATCTTTGGCGCTTATGACGCTGCGGGTATTTATAGCGATGACATTGATACGCTTGTATTGATTAAAGACAATATTATTCACAACACCCAGACAGGCGTTCACGCCATTGAATTTTCCGCCGCTGCAACAGGAGAGGCTATCGGTAATAAGATGTATAGTGATACCTACGGCGTCGGCTTTGACCCTGGCTCTATGGCGTGTTTTGGGAATAAGCATGTCTATGCGACTGATATGGGAGCTGTTGACGTTCCTCTTGTTCCTGGTAAGCAATACACGTTGATGGCTGCACCAGCAAGTATTCTTGCTGCTTCCGACCCGGTTTTTACCATAGCTGGCGGGCCAATTCTAATCGTTGATTTTTATGGTGTCGTGACCTCACAAGTTGGTAATTCCGACCTTACAGTCCAGTCTATTGACACGGCAACTACTACTACGTTCCCTTATTCGAGTACGGTTACATGTGATGGTGACGTAGTAGGCACTACCTACACCTTTACTGGAGCTGTACCAAGTGTTCTTACACCACTTGCAGGTGCACACAACCGTAGTGGCACGCCTCCTATACAATGGTATGCTCCGATAGGCAATGTAGAAGTTCTTGGCGATGCAGCAGTGGTAGGAATAGTTGAATGGTACATGACATTTATACCTCTAACTACCGGCGTTGTTGTCACTGATGCTACCTAATATAGGTTAATTGGGCGGGGCTGGTTTTCCGGCCCCAGCCCTTTTTTAGGAGTTAAATTATGGCTAAAGCAGGAGTTCCAAAACGAAATGGTTCCGGTCGCGGTGTCCGCGCAAATCGCGGGCGCGGCGGCTGCAAGACGACCCGAAAAACCGGCAGAGGAAGACAAAGATGAAACGATTTATATTGTTGCTATCACTTCTTATAGGGAATGTCTGCTATTCTGCTGCAATAGTTCAGTACAAGCTCAATGATAACACCGATACTGACGTTGCTTTGGACTCGGTAGGCAGTCATAACGGGACAATTAGTGATGCCGGCGGTACGGCAACCTCAGTAGCTCATCATCATCCGGGACATATAGGCGGGGGAGCCTTCGAGTTCGATGGTACGGACGACCATATCATTATAAGCGACCATGCTGATTTTACCTTCTCCGGTGCATTCAGTATTTCCGTCTGGATAGAGGCGGATTCGGTAAATGGTTTTCCAATAGCATCCAAGTATTCGAGTGGAAATGAGGAATGGCAGTTATGGTTAGATGGTTCTGGTTATCTTAGTTTCGCAATATTTGACGCAAGCGAGAGCGCCTATATCGGCAGATATTGCAATATATGCCAGGCTGGTATAGAAGGCATTTTTGCTCATATAGTTGCAGTCTATAATGGTGATATTTTCTCGAATGGCTGCCGGCTATACGTCAACAATGTACAGGTGGATGATAGCGACTTATCAGCTAATCTCTTTGCTGCAATTGAGAATAAGGACGCTGACGTAACAATTGGTTACGGCCACGATAACCTCGCCAGTCCCTTTGCCGATTATGCTGATGGTCGTATTGACAACCTGATTATATATGATGGTGAGCTTAATAACAGCCAGATTAACGGTCTTTACAACGATTGGGCTGGAACTGAGGATGTATCTCTCAGTTCTTATGCGGGGAGTAGTATGCGGATAAGATACTCTAACGGCTATCGGTACAGATATAGAAATAGATACAATTTTGAATAGGAGAAAGAAATGAGATACGGAAGAACAATCGTAGCGATTGCAATGCTGTTAGTTCTTGCAGTTGGGTCATTTATGTTCGTTTTGCCTCTGACAATGGCCGAGCCGGTGGACACTTATCATTCAAGATGGCATTTAGTTCGTGAGACGGCGGATGAAGATGCCGCTGACTTTGCGACCGCTTATGACTTGACCGGTGTGGGAACTACTGACGGCGATTTTGCCAGTAAGGACACTTCGTCCGTCCTGGCTGGCGGGGCCTTCCAAATACGGTCAGCTAACGCCAGTTTCGGTCACGAAGGCTACTCGGCGGGCGGAGCCTGGATATTTGCCATCTGCGGCAGTAACTACGCCGACGTGGATGATACCTTCAGCTTCGACATCATAGGTTGGAGTAAGACCAATGGTATGCTCCAGAAAATAGCCGAAGGCGATGGCGTTATTGGCACACAGGCGGTAGGAATTTATCCTGATGGTGGTGACGCACACGGGGCGCTGATTAGTTTAACCAGCGTTGCATATACCCATTCTACAGAGACGTTTACCGAATCGGGCGAGTTTGGCGATGCCGCCGTGGGTATGATGGCGCGGGTGACGGGTACTGGCTTTACCAATGAGATAGTCGATATTACCACTGCAACGGCCAATACCGTTATCTGTGATATTACTACATCAGCGACAGATTGTACTGACGCTACAATTCAGATAAATCCAGCCTTCTGGGCCGATACTATCAATCTCGACGCTACCACAAAATGGCCATCTGTTGCTGTTTACAACTCAGGAAATAACCAGGTTTGCATTGTCTTAATAGATACGACCGGTTTGGAGTGGATACAATGGATTTTCTATGATGCTGGTGCAGGCAGTGGAGAGGCGGGTAATATTACAGTTTATGGGAGACGCTACTAATGGCCACTTTCGACAAACTTTACATAGCCAACCGGATGATTTTAATGGTGGGTGGGGAGACTATCAGCACGTTTCCAGGCATTGCTACAAAGACTCAGCGAATTACCAAAATAATCTACGATGGCATCGTTAATGAGGTGTTCAGTTTCAATATACCCTATAAATTTGCCACTACACGGGCGGAATTGAGCGAATTATCCACTACTCCTGCTTTTGGATGGGACCATCAGTTCGCCTTCCCAGCGGCCTGTGTGCGAATCCTCAGCACTGTTGACGAGGAAGGGGACGATATTCATTATCCTTACCGGCGGGAAGTGGTCTTAACAACCGCACGTGGCAGGACAGTCGAGACCGACGTGCTTCTGACGAATCAAAATGAGGTCTTTGTTAGATACGTCTATCTCAGGGCAAATCCTGCTGCCTGGCCGGGCTGGTTTCAGAGACTCGTAATCCTTCACGGGGCAATGCAGCTGGTGGCCCCAA